TGATATTCCTCGGACAGTCTATCAACAGTTCGTCATGACACTGTGCGATTATATAAACGTCCAGCGGTCGCATTACGTCTTTTAAATCGACTACCGCTTTCTTTAGTATCGATCCCGCGCTTGATTGAATCGGAAAGTTACCCGCCATTCGTTCCGCGCTTAACACCTTCCAACGTTCACGCGATTTCATTTCGCTATGCAATCTACGTTTGCGACCGAATATATCCGTTACATATCCGTATTTCTTAACCTTCGCATGTTGTTCGTCCATGTATCGTTTAATCCCTGGGTAACCGAGGAAGTAATCGTCGATAATCTTCTGCGCCTCTTTCTGCGTAATTTCCAACGTATCAGCCAATTTGTTCGCGCCCATTCCGTAAACGATACCGAAGTTGACCGTCTTGGCTTGCTTGCGGTATTTCGATTCTTGCGAGCCGTCTACGTCCTTACCCGATTCGATTTGCTCGTAAGTGAACTCCCCTGCGGATATCAACGCTGCCGTTACGGAGTGAATGTCGCGACCTTGCTCGAACGCTTTAATTAGTACCGTTTCATTTGCTACATGCGCTAGTACCCGTAGTTCAATTTGCGAGTAATCGATTGATACGAGAATACGATCGTCGGCTGTCGCTTTAAATAGGTGACGCACTTCCGGTCGTTTGGCGGGAATCTGTTGCGTATTCGGATCTTTGCACGTAAAGCGCCCTGTAGCTGCGCCGTAAGTGTTGTGCCAAGGGTGTATCTTGCCATCGTCCTTTACGTTGTTCGGTAGCTTCTGTGTGAATGCTTGGCGTAATTTACCGATTCCTTTGTATTCGGAGTATAACGGGACGACTACGTGTTCCTTTTCGATTTTCTTTATGAAACGGCTATTCGTTGAGCCTTTGCCATGATCCGTTAGCTTTAATTCGTCGAAGAATAAACGACTTATTTGCGCGGGTGAATTAAGGTTTATTTCCTGTCCGATAATCTCGTATATCTTGCGTTCGAGTTCCGCCTCTTCTATTGCGAGTTGTTCGTCAAGTTTATGCGCTCTTTCCGTATCGAATCGGATACCACGTAAGTCGGAGTAAATGAACTGGCGACACACGGGCATTTCGATTTCGAATAACAGACGTTCGAGTTCCGCTAATTTCATTTCGGTTAATTTCGTCATCATCCAACGGTATAGCTTTAGCGTCTTTTCCGTATCACCTGCTGCGTAAGGTAACGCAACATTCAACGGTACTTCGCTAAACTGTATCTTCGGAAATAACTCGTCGAAGTTATCGCTCGGTTCTTTCAGCCAATCCGTCAATAAATTCTTCAAACGGTGGTCACGGTTCTCGTCGAGTGTCATCGCCATTATGCGAGTGTCGGCGTGTAAGTTTGCGATTAAGTCGATTCCGTATTTAACGTGGAACCACTTGCAGTCGAAAGGTGCATTGTGCATAACGGTCTTGGCGTTCTCTAGTGGCTTGCGCAGTTCTCCGATGATTCTCGCTTCGGTTAACTCGGTACGCTCGCGGTGGTTTAATGGAACGTAGTAATTCATTGAGCCGTCACTTACGCTAAACCCTGCGACATTACCACGCCACGGATCGAGCGCACCGTTTTCAATACCGAATGTTTCGCAGTCGAACGCTAGTAATTCCGCTTGCTTAATCGCTTGTTTTACTTGTGTTAATGTCGCTTCATCCGTTACTAGCACGTAATTCTGCGGAGTCTTCGCGACCAATTCCGCCAGCTTCGACTCACGTTGCTGTTCGGCTACTACCGCATAGAGACGTAATGCCTCCGCCTTGCTGAATCGTTTGGTCGCATTTGACGGCTCACGTCCGATAGTACCGCTAGCCATCGCCTGCCGAACCGTAAGCAACTTCGCCTGATCCGGTTCGCTATTCTTCATAGCGAGTATCCGTACCCATGCGTCGTCTATCGTCTCAATCGCCTTTGCTTTGCGTTCGGCAGCGTCCTTTAACGGATTGACGTCCGCCGATGCTTTCGGCTTAATGTTTAGCGTAAGTTTCGCTTGGCTTCCGCTTCTGTTCATCGGCTTATCGCCTTCCTTTCGTTGGTTAATTGCGGTCGAGGCGGTTTTCTGCGAATACTATCGGCTCGATATCTGCTAGGTGCATGTACTCCGTATTGTTATCGAATTTACCGCAGAAAAAGTAAACCTTATCGCTCTCGGTATGCGAAACTGCGTAAATACCGTCATCATTATCGCCTTCATACCGAATAATATCGCCTTTGCGGTATTCGTTAGTCTTGCGTCCGTTTGCCGTGAAGATATCGTCCTTTGCGTTGGACTCCGCCTGTGCTTTCGCGGTTGCGACTTCTTCGTCGGTTGCCTTGCGTAAATCCTCGGTATTCATGCAATTGGCACCTACGTATTCTCCGTTGACTTTTGAAACACGGAATCCACCGCCTGCATTAAATTCGTCGGTCAACTCGACTATATCGCCTATCGTAAAGCCGTGGGAACCGCGACTCTTTCTCGTATTTTCGACGCCGATAACTACCGCATAATCTCCGACTGCCAACGGCAATATAGGCTCGGGAACTACCGCGAATTCCTCGAATATTAAGAGGGAGTAACGCTTATTTCCGTTCTCGTCGAGGACATAATGCTCCCCTTCGGAATCAACGAACACTTTATACGCTTTATCGCGTCTAACGTTTTCCATAACGTCCATATCCCATTCCTCGTCGGAAAAGACTACGTAATCTCCTGCGGATAATTCGAATTCATCTTCCTCCGCTTCGACCGTTTTCTTCACGCCAAACTTCTCCATTAATTCCGTGATTTCTTCGACAGTACCTTCGATTGTGTTTCCGTCAAACGTTGTGATTTTCGCCATCTTCTAAACCGCCTCGCTTTCGTTTGTGTGTTCTAACCGCGTAGTCAACCGCGTCCATTTACTTTCGATAGCATCCGCTCTAACCCAATATTCCGTCAGAAGTCCGTTGTCGAACATGTACACGTCATTACCGATAACTCCGAGGAATATATCGCAATCGTCCGTATCGTAGACAACTCCGCTATTCTTCTTGCCTTTCACGACGTAATACGCAATACCGTCCTTTTCGCGGTACAATGCGGTTTTACATTGCGCTCTCACTATCTTCGATTCGCCTCGTCTAGTTATCGCCAGGTCGAACGGCTCCGGAACTGCGGGTTCCAAAACCGTATAACCGTTAGCGAGTAATGCCGTAATTGCGAGTAGTTCCGAATGGCGACCGACTGCCGCCGTTGTCATTGACGTCATTAAAACGGTAAATCTTCTTCCGCGATTTCTCCGCCCGCAGTTGTTGCACTCGCGTCTGTTGCCGTCTTACTTGCGCCGATTAACGCGATGTCAAAGCCTGCTTGCGTAAGTAGCGTTAGTTGTTCCGCGTCGTCAGCTTCGTATAGTAGTCCGTCGAATAGCGTCATATCGAACGCCTTGCCATCGTATTTAGCGTAGTTCTCACGTTGTTTCTCGGTAACTTCGTCGTCCTCCTGATCAAGCGACAGTGGCGATAGCAATACCGACGTTGACGTTCCTTGTCCGTTCTTTTCGAGTTCGAACGCTACTTTAGCGAGTTTCTTTTCGTTCTTACGGATAACCGTATGAATCGCTAGTGCTTGCGGTTTGCTTACGTCAATGATAATCGGCTCGCCCGTATCTAAATCGATAAAGCCCATCGCGAAACGTTCTTTAGCGCGGTATTTATACGCTTCATTACGTAGTTCCGTTTGCTTATCCTTGTCCGACGTATCGAACGCTAGTTTCGAATAGTATTCCGCTGCCTTGTCCCAAGCGCCGAGGTTATCTTGCGGATAGCCTTTCGCGTTATATGTCGCTGGATTCTTCGCTGAAAACGAATTTACCTGTTTGAATATTCCGAAGCTACGGAAGTGAATGAAATCCGTTTGTCCTAATACGCGTACTTTAAACGATGATCCGCTCTTGAATGACGTAAATTCCATACCTCCGCCTGCCGATTCGCTTGTTGCGTTTAAAGCGTTTAATGCGTCTAATCCGCTGTTATAATTCAATGATAGCGCCCCTTTGCGTTATGTTTTTGTCAGACGTTGTGCTTTCGCGAGTGTCGACTTGCTCGCGGTTTCCCCACGTCCGCTAGTACGTCCGATACGGAATCCTCTTTACGCGTTCAACGGTATTACCCATCGATGTTTCGCGCGGAACAGACTAATCGGAATCCCTAGCGCAGTAGCGCATGTACAAGCGCCTTGCACCGTCATCCTTTCGTCATCTATCCGAGGCGTATCGGAGGTCAACCGGTATGCATCCCGTGACACTCGTACTAGCCGACGTGTGAATCGGCTCGGTAATGGCGCGTCTATGCCTCGGCGCAATGGCGACTATCCCGTAAGATAATCCGCAGTAGTCTTTTCCACCCTTTCGGATGCCCCTGCGTGAGTTCAGAACATACCGCTATCCCGAAGTGTTTATACGGATAGGTCACGTATCTCTACGTCCGCAACACGCCACGAACCTCCGGAACGCCGATAACTCAATAACCCGCCATCGACGACCCTCCGCTAACCCGTAAGTTTGCGTCAGTTATGCCCGACTGCTTCGTTCGCTACCGACTAGTTCGTAACGCGTTGCCGACGTAGGTGTCGGCGGTTTTATTCGTCTTCCGAAAATGGTTCGTAAATACTTCCACCGTTTTCTTCGATTTCTTCCGCAGTCATTCCGGCTTCTAAATCAAGTTCACCCGTTTCTTTCCACTTATCGAACATTACTTGCGGATAGGTTGCGAAGTAAGAATCTTGACCGAAACCTTCTGGTACGACTGCGAATGTCTTAACTAATTCCGTTAAGCACCCCTCGCATAAATCGAATTGCCAACGCTCGTTATCGTATCTACTTCCGTATCCGAAATGTGTTCTGAAACTAGCGAAGTTATCGTCGTAACCATCATCGCTAAAGTCGCCTACATTTCTATCTTCGCTTACTCCGCATTTATTACATGTGACTGACGTTAATTTATAATCGATATCTACTCGCGTTTCCTCTACCTCGTTATACGTCCTCATTCGTTTTCCTCCGTTCCTTGTATTAATAACCGCGTAACCTGCGCCACATAACACGTAATGACTCACGTAATGTCGGCTCATGTTTCCGTTTGATTCCCGTGTAAATCCTCATTTACGTAACTCCATTTCGTTCCACTCAGTTAATTTAACGAATAGACGGTTGAACTTTTCTTCCGAGATAATACCGCGTTCGCGCTTCCTTAATATAATTCCGAAATTAATAACTACAGAATCCGTGTACTTCGTTTTCATTCCGCATAACCTCCGATATATGATTCAGCGTCTTTCCTAACGTTCTCATACGTTTCTTTCACGTTAGTCAACGCGTCTGCTGTTCGCTGTAAGTCCGCTTTCATTGCGTCAATTCTCGCTTGAATAATCGCTTGTGTCTGCGGTTGTTTGCATTTCGCGTGATTCAATAGAAGATACGCTACTTCTACGTTGATTTCTGCGTGCTGTTGCGTTAGCTTACGATATTCCCTTGTGAATTGACGTTTTGCTTTCGCTAGTTCACGGTTGATTACCGCCTTAGCTTTCGTCAATATCGGATTCTCCGTGACTGGCGGTTTAATCGTGACTACCGTTTTCCTACGATCGTCCACGACAATCAGCGCGTTACGTCCTTCGTGTTTATATACGTGGCATCCGTTCGGCTGCGTTGTTACGTGTACCGCTGTAGCGAGTAATTGATTCAGCCAATTCTTCGCCTGTCCTTCCGCGATGCCAAAACGTTGACGTGCGCGTTCGATTGCGTGGACAGTCGGATTATATTCGGATGCGCCTTTCGTTAATTGCGCCATATCGTCAGCCTACCTTTCTCACGTTGAATGGGCGGTAATAGTCCGCCGAATCTCCGTCGGTATCGATAGAACCGTTGTAATCGTAATCCGCTTGGTGGCGGTCATATAATTTATTTTCGTTATAATTGAAACTATCTGCGTTTAGTTGCGTATACTCTTTATGTGACATCGTAAAAACCTCCGTTTTGTATTTTATTATGAAGCGTGATATAATAACGGACGAAGAACGTAGGTGAGTTTTATACTCCGTACGCTTTTCATCAAATCAAATAGCCGTGGAACTTAACAGGGTTCTGCAATCGTTTCTAAACCGCTTGATGAATGACCGATGACCCGAGGGTTGAGTTTCTTTAAATTCGTCCGCCAAGACGAATGATAACTCCGAGTCATTGGAAAATCCTACGAGCCAAGCGTTTAGAACAAACTCTTTTCTACGATCGTCCTTCGCCAAAAGGGCGGTCGTTTCTTTCGTTATAATGCTATCCGCATCGACGTTCGCCAAAACGTCAACCGGGTCGAAATCGACTAACTCTCCGCTATCATCTTCAAAACCTAAATCTGCGAAGTATGTTACGTGTTGACTCCTGTATTGAGCCTTCAATCGATGAATCTTCTGATATATGAGACGTGTTATATATTTCTTGTTCTTCGCCTCGGTATCTTGTTCCGCGATATACTTTCCTACGTAATTCATCACTTGTCCTTCCATAAGATAAGTATTCGTTACTTCGCTGGACACTTTATCAACAGCGTTAACGATTGCGTCTAAAACCCATTTCTTCTGATAACAATGAATCTGATATTCTAACATTTCATCCCTCCTGTTATATATAGGCACTAGAAGATTAAGAATGGACCATGTATTTCGAATATTTTAATTATTTTCTTGATACCTCCTTTTTGTTATATATAATGGGAATAGGTTGTCCGTTTTACTTGTAAGGCTTGTACTACTTTATGCCTAATCAGTGTTGGTAAAACTTGTACCTTTTTCCATGTGTTAATTAGAACTATATTCCAGTCGTTTGAATAAGTCAAGCATTAATTTCATAAAATTTACCAACAAGGGAGATTTAATTAGTGATTAGTTTTGAGCCGTTAAGACGTTTATTAGAAGAACGCGGTATTTCTTTCCGCCAGTTAACCCGAGATTGCGGTATCACATCGAACGCGGCCGTAGCATTAAACAACGATCAATCCGTTAGATTAGAAGTCATCGTTTCAATCTGCGTTTACCTAAACGTTTCAATAGAAGAAGTAGTCGTTATCAAGGCGCCATAATCGGCGTCTTTTTTATATGCTTGCGGTGTGGTAATATATTCCTCGGAGGTGTGCGACTATAGACGTTCAGTTGCGGTCTTTGCTCCGTGACCGACGCAACGCACAAGGTATATCGCAACGGCAACTCGAATTACTAACGGACATTCCGCGTTCTCGTATTTCGCTGTATGAAAACGATAAAGTCGTAATGTCCGTGGAGACTGCCGTAAAATTTGCGTTAATCCTTCATTGTACGGTAGACGACTTGTACGAATATACGCGTATTTAGTCGGTCACAGGCGGTCTATGCACGACCGTCTGTCGAATGGTTATGTTGAAACGTAACCCAAACGTATGTTTTTGACTACTTTACCACGTATTGCCATCGCTGTATACCCGAAGTCTGAATATTCAAACGTTGTAAAATATGACAATTACGTAGTTATCGTAACCGCATCCGTAAATTAGGTACTTCGACTGCGGACGTTAAAAGACCACGTAGTCCTTCCGAACCTTCATTCCGTAATATATCGTTAGCATCCTTGTACCTATCGTCCGCATACGTCAATACCGCAAGCCTCTCGCCTTTCAGCGCTTGAACCACGCCCTCATTGAATCGCTGACCCGCTTTATCGTTATCGCCCGCTATTACGAAGTAGTCCGTATTAATCATTTTTACGATTTCCGCCTGTTTTCGGTTGAACGATACCCCTCCGATTGCCATCGCCTGCACACCCGCAGTCAACCACGACATAGCATCGATTTCAGCTTCGCAGATTACGCAAGGTCCACCGTTATTAACTAAGTCCGCTCCCCATACGCTTTTCCGTATCGGATATGCGCCTTTTTCGTAGAAGAACGTCTTACCGCGTGTCGCACGGTACTTTACGTTGGCAAGCCGACCATCCGGCAGACGCCACGGAATCGCTACGAATCTTGCGTGCTTTGATTTACCTACGCCTACACGCGCCTGGACTTCCGCTGAAATTCCGCGTTTCGTTAAGTAAGGTGACGTCATGACTTCGATAATGGTTTCGTCTAACGGCACGAATGACTTGCGTAGTTTCAGCGTAGGAACGATTAACCGCTGGCGCTTGCCTTCCGTGATGCCATACGTATCGATTAGGTAATCTTCCGTTTCCTCATACGTTTCATTGCGGAGGAAAGCGAGTAGCTTCGTTAAACCCCCGCTTGCGTAATCTGCGTCATATGCGCCACTATCCGACCAACCGCCCGCATAATCGCCTTCTAGCGAGCAAAAGAACGACGGAGTATTATCGTATCTAAACGGACTCGCCGCGATTAGCTTATCGTGTGTCCACCGTGGTCGCGTCCAGTCAAACGCGGATAATTCCGTGCGGATATCGACTGTTAACGTTTGATCGCGTACCTTTACCGTTGACATACGTTATGACCTCATTCCATTACGGAAGTAGCCCGCAAGTTTAGCGCGGAGAATATCGTTCTCGAACATTAACGTTAGATAGCGTTCGTCACGTAGTTTGCTGACGTCGTTTCTGCCTGCTACGTAGGTTAGCGCGGCGATTACCGTTGTGCTTACGAGCCATATGATAGCGTGGATTTCCGTCATTTGCGTTCCTCCTTCGGTTTAATTAAGTCGCTGACTTTAAAATACTTAATCAACCCGATATCATTCGATTTGCTTGTAACCCATTCGCATTCAACGACTTTATAACTTTTGTCGTTAGGATATTTATTTGCTTCTAAAACGTTTATCACTTTCGCCCAACAGTAGTTAGGACTGCTTTTATGTCGGTAGTATTCGCCTATAACTGGGTTACGCATGTACAAACGCCTCCTTCGTATTTAAAAATCGAAATCACTTACCGCTGACTCACCAACTTCAAACTCGCGTACTACGCCAATTTGCGGTACATACAGAATCTCCGTAAAGTCGCCCTCACCACCGTCGCGTCCTTTATTCACGCCGACTAATCCGCGTCCTTGCTTGTAATCGGTATCAACCGCTATCAATACGCTCGCATCCTGCATAAGTTGCTTCGTTTTTGATACGTCTTTCCGTTTCGGTAAATCGAGTTCGCGTACGCCGTCATCCGATGCTACCTCGGCAGTTTCGTCAGCTTGCGTAATTGCGAAGCCTACGACTTGCATACGTCCGATTAGCTTACGTAATTCTTCCGACGTTTTCGCAGCATCACCGCCCGACGTTCTCGATTCGTTCTTTTCATACGTCATATAGTAAAAAGGGTCGATCATTACAACGTCCGCCTTCGTGTGAATAATATCCGATTCTAATTGCGTTAATGAACGGTTGTTAAAGTCGTCGTCACTCACGCCTCGCACCGTTATGTTCCCTTTAATTTCGTCGTTAATCGTATCAATGAAGAATCGGAAGGCTACGTCGAATTCATCCGTTAACTGCCCTTTCCGAATGTCACTGGCGTCGAATCCTCCGTTTAAATTAAGACCTCCGACGTTCAGCGACGTTAACTGTTTGCGTGCCGATACACTTACGTATATTCTTACGAGGACTTCGAACCACGGCATTTCCATTGCCCATACAAGCACGTTCGCACCGTTAATCGCCATTTCGACGACTTCCTCTAACGTTATGACGGACTTACCTCGTCCCGACTTTCCGTAAACTACGTACATGTTACCGCTGACGTAATCGCCTATGCTCGAAAACTTCGATGGATACGTCTTAAATGACTCGCCTGCCTTACGTCTGTCGTACTCTTCGAGGAACTTCGTGTTATCCGCTTTTACATCCGTTCCCACCTTATTACGAACGTCTGTTCTTAGTTTAATCGTATCTAACCGTTCTGTCAATTTATCGAAAAACGTAGGCATATCGTCATAATTAGCGTCAAATAACGTTAATAACTCGCCTTCATTACTAAACTTCGTAAACTCCGCTACGGCGCTGTCATTCATGAGTTTCCGCGTTAAATATTCGTATGATTCCGATACTTGCGGTATATAGTAGAATCCGCTCACTTCCTCGACGACTGCTGCGTAGCTTGGCGCTTGCCCACGATTCTGTTCCGCATATTTTCGGATAAATTTATAGGCGTTGCGTTCCGCGTCTGTTCCGAAATGCTGTTCGCTGATTCCGTGACGAGCGAGGGCGCTTACGTCGTTTGCGTCGATTACGCGTGAAAGTAGTAGTGTTCCGTAGTTGCTCAACGGCAATCACCATCCCACTCAACGAAGTTACGTTCACCTTCCGCTTTAAGCGATTTAATACGTTGGACTTTATCTAACGTTTCTTCGTGTTTTTCTACCGCTCTTTTTGCGATTCTCACGTAGTTATAATCGTAGTTGCTCGCATCGAATACATCGTATGAATCGTTAACCTTTCGAAACTTCTCACGTCCGAATAATCCTACGTATGGTACGCAGACATCTACGAATAGGAATCCGAAAGTTCCGTAACCCATATCTACTAAATATTCGTTTCCCTTCGCTGATGTAACGGGGTATTTATTCATTCGTCCGCCTCCGTTCTAGTCATGCGTTTTTCTATCGTTCTACGAAGCTTACGCATACTTTTTTTATTTCGTTTCTTCGCCTTATCTCCGTATACCGCTAATTCATAACGATTAATTATTTCCTCCGACTTTAATCTCGATGGACGGTCGTTCATTCCGCAACCTCCTTCAATTTCCGCTTAACATCGTCGATCCTAACGGCATAACCGTCATCCGTTCCACACACGTCAATAACCGTTTGCATCGTAATCAACTCGTCGAGCAATCCGTCAATCACCGCTTGCTTCGTTGGTGCCTTCGGTTTCTTCGTCACTTTCGCCACCTCCGCGTAGTCACTCGGTATATTTATCATCATATCTCCGAAATAAAACGGTTTAGCGTAGTCAGTCGGCGGTTTAATCTGCATCGTAAATTTAGCGAAGTATTCGTCCGCATTATCTGCCGTGGCTACTACCGTTATGTCCTCGTCGTCTGCGATTACGTAATTCGTATAATCCTCTACGTCCGTTAAGTCGTAGAATACTTCGCTTACTTTTCCGTTAGGTTCGTTAATCGTTTGCTCCGTAAAATTTTCGACTTTATATAGCGCATTACCGTAACCGAGTACCGTTACGATGTCACCGAAGGTTGCTTTACGCGGTAGTTGTCCGTGGTGCATCCGAGTTCCCCTCCTCGCTCTTACGCAGAATAATTCCGATAGCCTGTTCGAGTCCCGTGCGGATTTCTGCGTTTGATTCCGTGTCTATTCGCGTGTGAATGCGTTGTAGAATATCGACTAGGACTGCGTTAGTGGCTCCGTTCATCACCGTTTCCCCCTTTTCGATTCGCCTGTAAACGCAAGATTCAAACACATATCGCCGATTCTGTCCGCTAGCCTTTCGTCGAATACCGTTTTCAACTCCGTAATAGGCACGTTACTCGTATACACCGTCGGTAAGTCCGTCGTTGTCCTAGCGTTGATTATCGAATGTACAATCGCGCGAAAGCTCTCCGTTGCTCCGCGAATTCCGATATCATCGCAGATTAGGAAATCTACCGTGGCAGAACGTTTAGCCGTCGCCTTTACCTCGTTTAATTCCGATTCATCACTCGTCATAGTTGCGAGGTTGTATTTCGTTTGTAACTCGTTAATATCGAGGAAGAATACGGGCGTTTGCTTCGGCTGTCTGCCACGCTTTAGACTTCCGATATAATGCGCGATTAGATATTCGTTTGCAAGAGCGCTAGCCGACGTAGTTTTCCCCGTGCCTGGCGCTTGGCTATAGAGATATAGCGATTTAATCCGTTCATCATCTTCGTCGAACTGTCGCTCGAATGTCGCTACATACCGCTCTAAGTGTGCGTAAACCTTCGCTTGTTCCTCGCGTGCTGGCGATGTCTTTAGCGTTATATCTCGATAGCCTTTCGGTATATTCGCCGAGCCGACACGACCGCCTGTTCCGCTTAAACCCATTAGCGCTATACGGTGGGAACATACGCCTGTACACGCTTGGCAGCCGTCTTTCTTCCGTTCATTTAGAATACATTTCTGCGTCACTTAGCGTTCACTCCTTCCGTTATTCAAAGTGCCGATTAACGCATTCTTCGAAGTAATCTTCCCGCGATTCGTAACCGCGCTCCTTTAATATTGCATCGACTTTGCTCGGGTTCTTCTCCGTAACGTAAGTAACGAATTCACCTTTTAACCGTACTTGATACAATCCTTTGCCTCTAACCTTTTCGAATGTGTATTTAATATTTCCGAAGTTTCTCATTTGTCATCCTCCGTTATCTTTAATAATTTCCGTATAAGTTCGATACTTTGCGATTTAGTGCAGGATTCATCCTCGATTATTTTTACGATTAAGTCGAATATTTCAGCGTCATAAATTAAACGAACCACTACGCAGTCACCTCCTTCTTTCCTCCGAATAATGCCTCGACTAATAACGTTTCTGCCGACTTCTCTCCGCGTTTGCTCGGATTAATTACGAAGCCTAATTCGCCAATCGGCGGTGATTCGGTATGCGGTTCTACTACGATTCCCTCGTCCCATATCAGCGGAAAATATAGACCGCTATTCGCAACTACGTCTGATTGCGGTAATACGTTTAGCGAACTAAACTGCATATGATCGTCTTTATCGTTCTGCACGAAGTAAACCGCCTTTGCTCTCCGTGTTAATACGTCACCGTGTACGATAACTGCGTTCATACCTCGTATCATTACGTTAAATAGAAGGAACGGTATAGCACGGTCTGATAACTCCTCTAACGTATATAAATACCACGAAGGTCGGTAATCGAACGGTGAATGCTGTATACGGTCGGCGTGCCACCTAGCGATAGTTATTCCGCCTGTTCCCGCGCAAGGTTCGTAATAGGCTCCGTCTGTTTCCGATGTGTCACCGATTAATGCCGTTAATAATTCCGAAACACACTTCGGCGTGAAGTCTTGTTTTTGTTTCTTGCGGTCAGCGTGTTCGTCTTGAAAGTAATCCGTGAACCAATCGTAAGTGACATCGCCGACGAACGCTTCAAGGAATCGCATGAACATCGCCTCACGTTCCGTTTTGTTGCGTAGTACCGACATTAAACGTTCAGGCGCTTTATACGAATCGTCAACGCCGAGTAATTCGTTGTATTGTTGTGCGGTTAATTTCGTCAATCTGCGTTCACTCCTTCGATATTAATTCCGAGCAAGTCAAGCGTTGTTCTAATCCCGATTCTTATTCCGTTATATTTATCCGATAATTCCAACGTACATAACTCGTGTTTTCTGTAATACTCGCTTACTTTTTCCTCCGGAGTCTTTTCGACTTCGTATCCGTTAATTAACGCCTTTGCTAAGTCCTCGATATCTAACGTTTGTAAAGGCGCGTATTTGCCGGATAATCCTTTAGTTACGTGGAAGTTTAACGTTATTCCCGTAGAAATGTAATTACGTTCTACTTCGTATAATGCCTCCGCGACTTCCTTAGTTACCGTTACTTTTTCGCTCATAACCACTCGTCCGCCCCTTTCCAATCCGTATCATCCGTTTCAGATACCGCAGTCTTGCGATTTACTTCCGCCTCGATCCGTTGCAATACCGCCTTCTTATACGTCCAAAACCAAAGGAACGATACGCCCGGATACTGTGCGCTTACTTTATGTTCCGCGTAGCAATCGTCGATGAAACGCTTGATTAACGCTTTATCATGCGTACCTTGTTTCCGTGCTGTTCCGATAATGCTACCGAGTAATCCTGCTTCCGCTTGCCAACCGCGTCCAGGCAAGTAGCTTACGTTGTAACGTCGCATATGCTCGTCCGCAATATACGTTTGAAAATGGCGCGTGTTCCATTTGTCGACCGGTAATTCATCGTATTTCTTCGTTGGCATATTCGCTCGCCTCCCTCGCTTTTTATTAGTACTATTACGCTAAATAATCGAGATGCGTCACATCATTCCAAATTTCATTTGATGTTTAAAACCCTTAAACCATAATTGATTTAAAAATGTATCATTTGGATAATCTTTCTTATCCCTTCTGAAATCGTATGTTTGCCCTGTTCGTTTGTCTTTCCAAAGGAAGTGTGGAAACTTACCTTTCTTCATGCAATTTTTCCAACTGCCGTACTTTTTGACTTTGATGTATTTAGGAGATTGAATCCATGCTTTCAACGCTTCAAGTAGGCAATTGCTATAAAAATATTTCATTGCCTTTCTTTCAACCTTGCAAATTCCTGTTCTAATTCAGTAATTCTTTTCAATGCGTACCTCTCGTAATAACTATCGTTTAACATCTTTTTAACTTCTTCGTTCAATTCGGATATTGTCGTGAGTGATTCCCATTTCCAATGACGTTGTTTTCTAACGATGTTCTCCATTTTATTTTTCATTATTCGCTCCTTCTTACTTCGCTATATATTTCTACTACGCTTTACTATTCCGTTAATTAAACGTTACCTTCCGCACACCAGGCACTAACGCTAATATCGCTCTCAACGCTTGCTGACTCGCTTGTAACGATTGCTTATGGATAGTCGCGTCAGCTTCGATTTCCTCACGTATGCTCGCGCTCGCCTTCGCATATAAAAGCTGACGGTCGACCTCCGTGAAATCCTTGCGTAATATAGCGACGTCCTTCGCTATTTCAATGCGGTCATACGGTAGTTCTAACGCGATGATTTCCGTTGCAGGCGTTCGTATTATAATTTCGTTGCTCTCGGTGACGATTACGTTATCTGCCGTAATGTCGCTTACGTTAAAGCCCGTCTTGAACGTTCCGTGTAGCGTCATGGCATACGTTTTATCACCGAACCACTTAGCGTCGGTATAACGGAATTCCTTTTCGATAACGCCGTCTAATCCGACGACTTGCGCGTTTTCCGTTAACGCCTTGATGACCGTTTGCTTATCGACGACATTAGCGGTCGGCACCGTGAGTTCTTCCGTGAATTCCGCGACTGACGTTTTATTCGTGGCTACGCTAGTTAACGACATTGTGCCGATGATTAGCGCGAGGGTTACGATGATGAACGCGGTTACTTTATACGGATTTAGTTTCATTCGAATGTATCTCCTTTCGTAAGACGTCGGAATGTCCACGTAAGTACGTCGTACGAATATAGCTTCTTAGTCTTACCACATTTCGTACAACCGTAAGTAGTTTTATGGAACATCGTATGACTTACGAATATCCACGAATGTTTACAGAATAACCGCTTAATCATTCGCCAACGTCCTCCTTCGTAAATAAACTATCGATAAATACGTAATCCCACGCTTCGTGACTTTCATCGTAATTTTCGGCGATATATCGAATACACGCCGATTTAAACTTACTCGTAAATAACGTTTCATCCGTTCGTTTATCATAAACTCGGTAAACATCGTACATTATTCATCGCCTCCGTTCATTTTCTTACGTTCTTCCGTAATACGATTAAATTCGTCAGTTCCTTTACGTAATTTCGTCCATACGTCTTCTTTCTCCGATTGTTCACGTTGCAATAACCGTCCGATCATCGATTTAATATCCGTCAGTTCCTCGCGGATTTCCGCAAGTTGTTCGCAGTTACAATCTGCGCTAGGCTCGCCGAGTTCCGTGTTGCGTACGTAATCTTCCGATTCAGTTACGCGTTCTACGTAAGGCATTTCTCCCTCCGATATATAAACGTTACCTTTATTTACCCGTATAAGTGGTGTATCGTCGGAAGCTACGTTTATCACATCGTAAACACCGCCATCTTCTATCCTCGCGCTGTACGTAATAATATTCGAAGCGTCTAAAATCCGTAACTTATCACCGATTTTCCATTCCATTCCGTCATTCCTCCGTTTCATTTCCGTTGATTTAGCCGTTTAATCCCCGCGAGGTACAAACACCCCACCGCGTCAGTTACGCTTGTCTAAGGCGGTTATTCTCCGCGTAAATCACGAGCGACTTCGTAAGCTGCGTTGAATCTTCGTTCGGCATACGTTACAAATACGTAGACTGCTACGATGGTAATTCCGATTGCTGCGATGTTAGCGATTATCATTCGGTGGCACCTCCGTTATATATCCGCGATACTTTGCTCGCGTTATTTCCGATTTGGATAGCGTCATGATCGGCGATAGTGTATCGTAGTGTTTAAAGTACATTTCGAGTGCTGCGCCTTGTTCCGCCGATACCGTAATTAACTTGCGATTGCCAGTTCGCTCAAATCCGAACATTGACCGTCAACTCCTTCTTTATTTTGTGATTATTACCGTTAAACACGAACGATACGGAATCCGAAAGACTTTAGACCTACTCCGTATTTGATTGCGTTTCTTCTATTAAAAGAGATTAGCGTTTTACTAGCGTGATTTGACGTTGATTCACATTAAAAGCGTCTGTCTTCGTTTTACATGATTTGCGTGGCGTTTTAGCTGTTTTAACTCGTTCCCTACTCTTTATACCATTTCGTATTTAAAACGCTAAATACGCACGTTTAAGACGGTAGAATCGCTATGCTAACATTTAGGACACGCTCGACACGTGTGAGGGGCGCCGATACCTTTTATTATTATTTTTGGTATTATTTAAGGTCTATACGATTAGATATATACGTGTAATACCGCGTCATTACTCACTTTCTCTTATATCGATAGTACTTATTAGCGTATAACACGTTGTATTTAACCACTGCGGTCAAACATGCTTTAGCTTGTTTGGACGCTATGTTTAGAACTTAAAGTACTTGAACTTAAAGACCTTAAGTACTTAAAGACCTTAAGACCTTAAGACCTTAAGTAATTAAAAGACTATAGGAAGAAACCGTAATAACCGGCGGCGCTAATTTACCTTCGCGTTAATATCCGTTTATACGGAAAGTAAAACACGAACAATACTCCTAAAGTCCTATGTTAATATACGAACGTTTATCGCCATTTAACGTTTATCGTTCGTGTTTACACGCTATGTCCACCGACCTCCTTCAACGCCTGTTTAGCGATATACCCTCCGTCAATCTCGACGGCTGATTCGTAGCAATCGTTCTCGCGGTCATATCGGCTGACTTCGTGATTCAGCGGATCGGCGTAATATACGAGTGCTTTGCGTAGAATATCGATTGTTTGTGCGTCCGTCATAGTGGCGACCTCCTTCCGTTAATTTCCGTTCTTACTACATACTGCGACTACTTGCGTTGATTCTGCGACATTTAATTTCCGTTCTTACTACGTATAGGTACAAAACTCTCCGAATTGGACCACGGAATTAAAAATAAACGAAAAAAAGAACCCCGACAGTTAAGACGAGGTTCCTTCGTATTCTATTCGGTTATTTATTCCAACGTAGCACGACCGCTTTCTCGCAACGTACGCATTTAAAATCTTCGCTATCCTTCTGTACGTTCATACGCTTCTTACAATGGGGACACTGTACCGTTTGTGTATTCGATATTCCCGCAGCTAACATCGCAAATCCGATCATCATAACGCCGATTCCCGGTAGTATACCGATTATCGTAATGAATAGCACCGCCCCGAATAACGTTAATGTACCGCCTATCATAATCGAAATTGCTCTACCGATGATACCCACTAATCCGTCTTTCTTCCGTTGTACCGTTAACGTTTTTAACTCCGTCGTCATTTCCATTCCGTATACCTCCGCATTGTTTTATTTTAGTATAATCGGTAATTTACGCCATTACAATCCCCGTTCAATTATGCCGTCTAAGTCCTTCGAATATACTTCGACGTAACGTTTAAGCATCGCTAAGTCCGAATGTCCCATTAACGCTTGAACGCTGAATACGTCTACGCCGTCTTGTATTTTGTGCTTCGCGAATGTCCTACGAAATGTATGCGGTGATACTTGGACCTCCGCGCCTACTCCCGTTACTTCTCCGTAATGTCGTAAGTGATACTGTATTTGACGGATGCTCAATGGCGTATTATGCTCGGTGAGGAACAAGTAATCCGTTTCCTCAACAATTCCGCGTACTTTTAAATACGTTACTAGAACGCCTTGCAAACGCTTTGTAAGTGGTATCCTGCGAGCGTATCCGTTCTTAGTCCGCTGAACATTTAACGCGTGCTCCTTCAATAAAACGTCTTGCACACGTATCGACGCTAATTCCGATAAACGTATGCCCGTATGATAAAACGTAAGCATTATCGCATAATCACGCAGCCCTGTGAATTTCGTTATATTCGGCGCGCCAAGTAACCGACGTACCTGTGCCTTATTCATCGTATCGCCGACCTCATGCCGTACTTTCATACGTTGTATTGACGATAACGGATCGTGTTTTACGTAATCCTTCCGAAGACAGAACGCGAAGAACGTTTTTAGCGTTGCTATCCTCGTATTTATCGTTGTAATCGCGAACCCTTTCGCTAGTTGGTCGCGGATAAACCCTTCGAAATGTTCCGCAGTAAACTCGCGAATATCCGTAATGCCGACCGTGGACTCTACGAAATAATTACGTACGGGTTTCAATTCCTTTACGTACGACTTAACCGTCCAATCGGAGAGTCCTCGTAATTCGGCTTGCGCTATGAACTTATCAACCGCGTAATCAAACGATATTACCTCCGTTAATTGACGACCTGTTACTGTGTGAATCTCCGCTAGAATAGCCGAGTCAATATTCTTTTTCCGTGCCACATACGCCCACACCTTTCGGTTCGATTGCGTAAAATTACGGTACACCACGTAATAAAAACGTTGTAATCACTTCTAACCGTTGGTATAATAACGTTTGTAGACCGCCGAAGCCCTCGTGGTGCAATGGATAGCACGTAAGCCTCCGAAGGAAATCAAACCCGCGAAAGTCAAGCGTATCAACGGTTTGAAGGCGGTCTGTTAGACTGTG